GCGCACCGCAAAAGACAACGCCCTCTACGCCATCGCGCTCGCCGCGTGCACCTTCGCGCTGCCCGCGCTGGACGATGCCAGCGCCACCGTCGAGATCCAGCTCACGCCCGCCGGGGTGTTCCGCCCCAGCGACAACCGTCCGATGACCGTCGATGCATGGCGCATCGACGCCGCCGTGGCCGCACGGGTCATCGAGCGCTTCAAGGCGCGAACGAATGATCCGGTGCTCGACTACGAGCACCAGACGCTCAACGCCGAAACCAATGGCCAGCCGGCGCCCGCCGCAGGCTGGATCAAGGATCTGGTGTGGCACGAAGGCCGTGGTCTCTTCGCTGTCGTCGAACTGACGCAGCGTGCGCGCGCGCTGATTGCCGCGAAGGAATACCGCTACGTCAGCCCCGTGTTCCGGTACGACAACGCGACCGGCGACGTACTGGCCATCGAAATGGCCGCGCTCACGAACAACCCCGCGATCGATGGCATGGAGCCGCTCGCCCTGCGCGCAGCGGCCACCTTCGGCGCGTTCAACCCGCAGACCGACCAGGAGTCTTCCGTGAACAAGATCCACCTCGCCATTGCCACCGCGCTCGCACTGGGCGCCACCGCCACCGAAGACCAGGTCATCGCAGCGGCCACCGCCGCGATCGACGAACGCAACAAGCTGCGCGACGCCTTGGGCGTGAAGCCCGACGTGGGCGCGGTCGATGCCATCGCGGCCTGTACCGCGCTGCGCGCTGCGAAGCCGGACCCGTCGCAGTTCGTGCCGCTGGCGCAGTTCGAAACCGTGAAGGCCGAACTCGCGGTGCTCACGAAGAAGACCCTCGACGCCGAGGTCACCGGCCTGGTCGAGAAGGGCCTGGCCGAAGGTCGCCTGCTGCCCGCGCAGAAGGATTGGGCGATGGACCTCGGCCGCACCAGCGTCGCGTCGCTCACCCAGTACCTGGACTCGACGCAGCCCATCGCCGCGCTCTCCGGCATGCAGACGCAGGGCAAGCCGCCCGGCGCCGAAGGCAACGGCGCGCACGGACTCACCGATGTCGAGCTCGCGGTCTGTACCGCGACCGGCGTGAAGCCCGAGGACTTCGCCGCGGCCAAGAAAGTCGCCGCCTGACCGACCACGCTGAACCCACCACAAGGAAACGACCATGGCTCTCTCCGCAGCACGTGCCACGCCCAAGCGCGCCGGCACCAACATTTCCCTCCCGATGGCCGCGGCCACTGTCGTTTTCGGCGGTGGCCTGGTGTCGGTCCTCACCGCCAACGGCAATGCCTGTCCGGCAGGCACGGCCAGCTCCACGCGGGCGCTCGGGGTGGCGAAGGCCACCGTCGACAACAGTGACGGTGCCGCCGGTGCGCTCCGCGTCGAACTCGACACCGGCCCCTTCCGCTTCAAGAACTCGTCGGCCGGCGACCTGATCTCTCGCGCCGACATCGGCCAGCCCTGCTACATCGTCGACGACGAGACGGTCGCGAAGACCGACGACAGCGGCGCGCGCGAAATCGCCGGCGCCATCGTCGATGTCGACGACCAGGGCGTGTGGGTGAACGTCGGCCCCAGCGCCGTTGGCCCGCAGGGCGAACAGGGCGAGCCGGGCGCGTAAGCGCCCGCACCACCTCCTCAACTTCATAGGAAACGACCATGAATCTCGTCATCAATGCGGCGCTGTTGACTGCGCTCACCACGGCCTTCAAGACCATCTTCAACGGCGCACTCGGCCAGGCGAAGTCGATTTACACCACGATCGCCACCGTCGTTCCATCGACGACGAAGGCGAACACTTATGCCTGGCTCGGCAAGATCCCGAGCATGCGCGAATGGCTCGGCGACCGCGTCGTTCACGGTCTGCGCGCTCACGGCTACACCATCACGAACAAGTCGTTCGAGCTGACTGTCGGCGTCGACCGCGACGACATCGAGGACGATCAGTACGGGGTCTATAACCCGATGTTCGAGGAGCTGGGGCGGTCGGCCGCGGCTCATCCCGACGAACTGGTGTTCAGCGCAATCGCCAACGGTCACGCGAATGCCTGCTACGACGGCCAGAACTTCTTCGACACCGATCATCCGGTGCTCGACGAGAACGGCGTGGAGCAGTCGCAGTCGAATCTCGACAACAACAGCGGTAACGGCACGCGCTGGTATCTGCTGGACACGACCCGCGCGATCAAGCCGATCATCTTCCAGTCGCGCAAGAAGCCGGAGTTCGTCAGCAAGACGGCGCCGACTGACGACAACGTGTTCAACGCCAAGGAGTTCGTCTACGGCGTCGACTACCGCGGCAACGTGGGCTATGGCCTCTGGCAGCTCGCCTACTGCTCGCGCAAGGACCTTGACGAGACGAACCTCGTCGCCGCGTGGACGGCAATGCGCGAACGCAAGGGCGACCAGGGCCGTCCGCTGGGCGTGCGTCCCAACATCCTGCTGGTGCCGCCGGGCAAGTACGTCGCTGCGCTGAAGTTGGCGAACGCGGACAAGCTGGCCAACGGTGCGGACAACGTGCTCAAGGGCATGTTGACGGTCATCGAAGCGGACTGGCTCGCGTAAGCCACCGGCTGGGTTACCCCTCCTGGCTCCGGGATAACGGGCAAACGATGGCGGCGTAACCCGCCGCCATCGACCACCTTCCAGACCGAGGAACGCACCGTGTCCAAGTCCAAAGAAATCGATCCGTCGAAGGCGGCCGTTGTCGAGAACGTGTTCATCCGCGTGCGCTCGATCCCGCCGAAGCGCCGTCGCGCGAACCGCGAGTTCTCGCGCACGCCGATCGACATCCCGACTGCTGAACTGACCGCCGAAGAGATCGAAGCGATTCAGGCCGACCCGATGCTCGTCGTCGAGTTCGGCGGTGACGTGCCGGCAATCGACGGCAACGATTCGAATACCCCGCACAACCCAGCGAGCGAGCGCGCGGATAGCTCGGCGGCAGAACAAGCGCCGCCGACCGAGGCCGCTAAGCCGAGCCCGCAGGCGCCGCAAGGCCCTGCGGGCAAGGCCCAGCCGAAGAAGACCAAGGCCGCACGCTGATGAGCTACGTCACGCTCGCGCAGCTCGCCGAGAAGCCTGGTGCGACCGAGCTGGCGCAAGTCGCCAGCAACGTGCACCAGGCGCTCGTCGACGCATCGTTGATGGAAGCGACGCTGCGCGAGACAGACCGCTCGGCGTGGTCGAACGAGGAGATCGCGCTCGCCGATGCCGCACTCGCGCGCATCGTCGAGATCTCCAATGAAGTCGACGAGACCATCAACGCCTACATCCGCCGCCGCGTGACCTTGCCGGTGATGCCGGTGCCGAGCGTGCTCACCAGCATCGCGCGGGCGATGGTGCGCTACGAGCTGCACAAGGACCTGATCGGTGCCGACAAGGAACACCCGGTCATCCGCGATTACACGAACAAGCTACGGCTGCTCGAAGCCATCCAATCCGGCAAGGTCACGCTCGGTGTGGACGATCCGCTGGCAGCGGGCGAACAGAACATCGGCGACGTGCGCTTCGACAGCGACCCGCCGGTGTTCGGCCGTCGCGAAGGCGGTGTGCGGTGGTAGGCCCGTTTCCGGCTTCGGCCGTCATTGCGCGCCTGGAAACGCTGCCGCTGATCAAGTTCGTCAGCGGTGCCACCGATCTTCAATCCGCGATCGATGCGCAACCTGCAGTGACGCCGGCCGTGTACGTCGTCGTCCAGGAACAGTTCGCTGAGCCGAAAGGATTCAGCGGCGGAACGATGGTGCAGGACGCCACGGTGGCCATTCAGCTGGTCATCTTCGTTGGCAACTACGCCGCCAAGGGCAATGCCGCGCAGAAGTACATGGACGAAGAAGTGCGCCCCGCCATTCGTGCCGCGCTGCTGGCTTGGTCCCCGTCCTCAAGCTTTGACCGGCTCAGCTTGCGAGCATCACGCAACGAAAAGTTCAAGCCACCGAACTTGATGTCCCAGGAGATTTTTCGCAGCGGTTATCGCGTGCAGGTGCAGGGCATTCCGCCCTGACCGCCGCACCGCTGAACCTACCGTAGCCGGGCCTCGCGACAAGCCCGGCGTACCAGGCCACCGTGTACGCAACGGAGCCAGTTGGGGCCAGGTGCCGCCTTCCACCCGGTGACCCGGCCGCCGCCCACGTCACGGGCACTCACAACCCAAGGTGCAGCAGACATGAGCAAGACGAAGATCCCGTACCCGAGCAGCGGCGGCAGCTACCAACACCGCGACGGCGCATTGCATCGCATCGAGCCCGGCCAGGCCGCCGAACCGGCGCCGCGCAAGACCGCGCCGGCCGCGCCCTCTGCTGCACCGAAATCCGCCGCGGCGCCGAAGAAGGCCGCGCGCAAGACCCCCACGACCAAGCGCTGATAGGAGACCGTCATGGCCCAGCCCGCTCTCGAAAAATTCTCCCGCCGCGGCCTGCTGCTGGCGGCGGCCAACACCACGCTGCTGCCCGGCACCCACGGCCTCCAGCTGATCGACGGCTCGGCAGGGCGCGAGTTCGATAAGGGCGAGCGCAACATCGATCGCCCGCACCTGGGCAGCAAGCCGTTCTTCAAGAAGAACAAGCGCGCGTTCATCCAGGGCACGCTGGAAATCATCCCGCCGGTCAAGCCCGGCAATGTCACGCTGGGCGTCGCCACCGTCGCGCCCGCGCTGCTGTCCACCGCGATGGCTCAGGTGCTGTCGGTCAGCACGGGAATCACGCGCTACAACCCGATCAGCACCAGCATGCCGCTGGTCGACGGCAAGTGGTACCAGTCCGGCACGTTGCTCGACGTAACCGATGGTCGCGGCAACCTGTCGGCCATCAAGTGCGAAATCGGAGAGCCGATCACTGCGCAGTACCGGATGCAGGGCGACTACACCGAGGTCGAAGAAGAAGCGCTGCCCAGCATCGACTTCAGCGCCTTCCTGGCGCCCACGGTCGCGACGCACAACAACTCCGAGCTGGTCATCGAGACCATCAACGGCCTGGAGGTCGATCTGCACCTGTGGGGCAAGATGCTGTCGATCGACCAGGGCAACACGATCGCCACGAAGGAGTACACCGAGCACAAGGAGACCGGCATCTCCGAGCGCAACAGCACGTTCACGGCCCGTTTCGCGCGCCCGGCGAAAGACGACTTCGACGTGCAGGCGGTGAGCGACGCGCACCAGATCATCGAGGGCTACTGGAAGCTGAAAGAAGCCGACGGCCGCTACACGAAGATCGCGTTCCGCGGCCAGATCGAGAACGTCAACGACACCGACCTCGACGGAGATTTCGGCTACGAAATCACCGGACCGTGCGTGCCGAGCGACAGCGGCAATGACGAATGGAGCATCGAGTTCGGCTCGGACGAATTCAGCCTCTACTTCGATTTCGACCAAGACAAGCCCGAAGACGTCGCGGCCGTGTACGTGCAGCCGGTGCTTCGCGGCGAATACGTCGGGCCCGTTACCTGGTCGATCAGCGCAGGCGCGCTGCCGGCTGGCCTCTCGATCAACGCCTCTACCGGCGAGATCACCGGAACGCCCACCGATGCCGGCGATTCGACGTTCACGATCAGCGCGGTCGATTCGACCGTGGGCACGCCGCTCACGGCCACGATCGCCGGCACGCTGACCATCACCGCTTGATCCACACCACGCCCGGCGCGTGGTGCGCCGGGCTTCACCTGAAGGGGAATCCCATGAGTTTCGTCGTCAACGAAGTCAACAGCGTTCCGCGCCCCGTCCACCTGTGCTGGCCGAAGCCGGACACGCGCATTCCGGAAGCGCAGCGTCCGAAGCCGGTTCTGCAGGGCAAGCTCGATTGCGAGTTCGCCTACTACTCCACCGAAGACTCCGAAGTGCTGGACGCCCAGGTGGAAGCCGGCGAACTGAGCGAGATGGAGCGGTTCGAACGGCTGGTGCCGTCGATCAAGGGCCTGCCCTTGGCGGAAGGTGAAACGCCGTACCAGTGGATGAATCGGCACAAGTACGGCGGCGTGGTGCGCGCCGCGATCTACCAGGACTGGCTGATCTTCCAGAGCGAAGGTCGCTCGGGAAACTCCGGGAAGCGGCGCTCGCGCTAAGCGGCGACCGCACCCAGGCGCGTCGCATCGATGTCGATGACGACGCGCCGGAGTCCACCGAGGACTGGATGCGTGGCACGGACGACAGCACCGGCCACGCAGCGCTCTACGAGATCGACGTGCTGCCCTGCAATGTCCCCGCGGTCGAGGTCTTCAAGCACTGCCAGTTGGTCTACGTCAGCAACGGCATGGGAGCGATCTGTATCGGCTTCAGCGCGACCGAAGTGTTGGCGGCGATGGATGCACTGGCCATCGCGCCGAAGCGACGCAAGCGCCTGCTCGGTGACGTGATGTTCATGGGCAACGCAGCGGCGCACTGGATCAACGACAAGAACCGCAAGGCGAGCTGAGCGAATGGACAAGACCGTCACCCTGAAAATCACCGGCAATGCCCAGGGCTTGCGCGGCGAGGTGACGGCCATCCAGCGCGATCTCGGACGCATGGGCACCGAGGGCCGCAAGGCCGGCGCCGAGTTGTCCGGCGGCATGGATGCGGCGAACATGAAGGCCAGTTCGCTGCGCAGTGTGCTCGGCCTGGTGCGTTCGCAGCTTGCGGGTGTTGCTGCCGTCGCCGCGACCGGCTTCGGGTTGCGCGGCATCCGCGAAATGGCCGATGGCTACGCGAACATCGGCAATCGGTTGAAGCTCGTCACCAGCGGCGAAACCGCGCTGGCCGCGGCGCGCGAGCGAACCTTCGCCATCGCCCAGGCTACGAACACCGAATACGCCTCCACGGCGACGCTCTACAGCCGCCTGATCAAGTCGGCACGTGATCTCGGGCAGTCGCAGAAGGAACAAGCCAGCACCGCCAACACGCTGACCACGGCGATCAACCAGAGCTTCCAAGTGTCCGGCACCAGCGCCGCGAACGCGAACGCGGCCGTGCTGCAGTTGTCGCAAGGCCTCGCCTCCGGCGTGTTGCGTGGCGACGAGTTCAACAGCGTGATGGAGAACAGTCCGCGCCTGGCGCAAGCGCTGGCCGATGGGTTGAACGTGCCGATCGGCAAGCTGCGCGAGATGGCCGAAGCCGGCGAACTGACCAGCGAAACGGTGGTGCGCGCGCTCAGCGGCCAGGCAGCGGTCATCGCAGCCGAGTTCGCGGCGCTGGATCTGACCATCGAGCGTTCCTGGACGAATCTCGAGAACGCCGTGATGCGCTACGTCGGTCAGGCCGACGCCGCGAACGGCACCTCGCGCTCGATCGCGCAGGGCATCGGCACGATCGCCGACAACATCGGCCCCATCGTCGACGCGCTCGCCCTGGTCGCTCAGGCCATCGCGTTCACCTATGGCGGCAAGGCGCTGCAGGCCGTCAGCGCCTACATCAGCAAGCAAGCCGCCGCAGCGGCGCAGCAGGCCATCGGTGCCGGCATCGAGCGCGAAATGGCGCAAGCGGTGCTGGCCACTGCGCAGGCGCGCGCAGTGGAGCTGACGGCCTCGGCCGCCGTCATCGAATCGGCACGTGCCGAACTGGTGACGAAGCAAGCCCTGGTCCGCGCCGAAGTGGAATCGGCCCAAGCCATCCTGCGCGCGACCGAGGCCACGCAGTTCATGTCGGGCTCGCTGCATGTGCGCCGCGAAGCCACCGAACGCCTGGTGGTGGCGCAAGCGCAGTTGAACGCCATCAGCAATGAGTTCGCTTCGCTCAGCCGCCACCAGGCGGTGTTGACCACGAATCTCGGTGGCGCGGCGGACGACTTGCGCGCGGCTCAGGAGCGCGTGAACGCCACCATGACCACGGGCCAGATGGTCATGGCGAAGCTGAGCAGCATCGGCAGCTCGCTGTTCGCGATGATCGGCGGCTGGCCGACCGTGATCCTTGCGGCCGTCTACGCCAGCTACAAGCTGTGGGAATCGTTCTCCTCGGGTGGCGAGCGCATGGCGAACGCCGTGGAACGTGCCAACCAGGTCATCGAGAGCAACGAACGCGCGCTGGCGCGCATGCAGGCGCAGTTGCGCGGCGTCGACGATTCGATGATCGACACCATCGTCAGCTTCGTCGAGCTCGGCGAGGCGGCGAAGGCGTCGGAGGTGCAACTGGCCAACTCGACCACCGTGCTGGAACGCTACGGCGCGCAGCTGCGGCAGCTCGGCCCGGTTGGGCAAGGCGTGTATGCGGCGCTGGAGTTCCAAGCCGGACAGGCCACCAACGCGATTGAAGCGCACAACGAAGCGCAGCAGCAGCTGCTGGACTCATCGCTGCGCACGGCCGCAGCGACCGATCAACTGGCCGCCTCGCGCGGCAAGGAAAGCGCGGCGCTGTCCACGGCCGTTGACGCCTACATGCGCTCCGGCGCCACGTTCGACACCGTCTACGCGACGCTGCAGAAGCTCGGCCTGGAAGCGCAGTACCTGAACTCGATCTGGCGCGAAGCGCCGAAGGCCGTGGGCGAAGCCGCCCAGGGCTACAGCGAATCCACCGAGAAGTTCCTGGCATCGGCTTACGAGCGCATCGAGACGCTCGGCAAGACCGAGGAAGAGATCATCCGCCTGCGCGCGGCCGAGGCCAGCCTGGCCGCCGCGAACGACGCAGAGCGCATCGCCATTGACCGCGCGGCGGCGGCGCAGATCAAGTCCGTTCGGGCGATGGAAGCGAAGCGCGATGCCACGCGCGATGCGGAGAGCGCGTCGACGGACCTCGCGAACGCGATCAAGGCCCTGCGCCAGGAAGAAGAAGCCCTTCAACGCCAGCGCGACGACGAGTTGTTCCGATCGGACGAAGCGTTGAATGACATGCGTGCGATCATCGCCGCGTTGAACGACGAAGCGGCACAGGTCGGCATGACCGAAGCGCAGCGTCGCCGGCTTGCCCTGACGCGCGAGTTCGACGCCAAGATGGCCGACGCGCAGATTGCGAACAACCCGGCCTTGCTGGCGGCACTGCGGGCCGAATACGAAGCCGCACTGGCGAACGTCGAGGTCAAGGAACAAGCCGCGCTGGAAATGGAAGACCTCGGCCGCGCTGGCGAAGAGTCTGCGCGTCGTTCGATGGATGCCTGGGACCAGTTCACCGGCTCGCTCGCGCAAGCCGTGCTCGACGGCAGCCAGGGCGTCAAGCGCTGGTGGCGCGCGATGATCGACGACATGAAGCGCCAGCTCATCCAGAGCGGGCTGCTGAAGTTGTTCGGTTCGATCTTCAACACGGGCGGTGCGCGCGCGGGCACGTCGTTGCTCGGGTCGCTGTTCTCGGGCGGTGCCGCGGCTGGCAACCTGGGCGGCGTAGCTGCGCCAGGTGGCGGCATTGGTGGCGGCCTGCTTGGCGGCGTGGGCGCGCTCGGTGGCTTTGGCGCCGGCTTCGGCGTGTTGGGCTCGACCGTGGCCAACATGGGCCTGTTCGGCGGCCTGGGCGCAACGACGCAGTTTGGCCTCGCGTCGCTGGGCGCCGGCAACATCGGTATCGGCCTCGGTGCACTCGCTGGCCCGATCGCGCTGGTCGCCGGCATCGCGGCGCTTGTCGACAAGTTCAGCGGCGGTCGTCTGTTCGGCACCAGCTACAAGCCGACCGGATCGTCGACGCAGCTCAACTTCGGCGAGATCGTCAGCGGTACGCAGTCGGTCGAGGAAGTGCGCCAGCGCAGCCTCTTCCGCGGGCGCCAGTGGCGCACGACGACCACGGCACTGGATGACGACGCGCTCGATCCGCTGCGCGAGCTGCAAGCGCGCCTGCGTTCTTTGTCGGAAGACATCGCGATGCAGTTCGGCGTCGATGCGGCCGCCCTTGTGTCGGGCTCGTTCAAGCAGACCTTCGACAAGGACGGCAAGCTGGTCAGCGAGTTCAGTACGGTGCTCGGCCGCACCTTCCGCGAATCGGCCGAGGAATTCCAGCAGCGCTTGACCGCCGAGCAGATCTTCGCCGGCCTCTCGATCGCCATGCGCAACTCGCTGGCCAAGGCCGTGTCCGCCGACATCGGCGAGGGCGGCGGCTTCGGCGGCGGCGGTGGTCTCGGCCCAGGTGCCGGCACCGGCCCGGTCGCTGCTGCACAGGACGAAATCCAGCGCATCGCCGAACGCTGGCGCGACGACGCGGGCACGCTGCTCGAAGGCGCCAACTTCCTGCTGCTGGCGGTGGGTGCGCTCAAGGGCGGCAACGGCCTGCTCGGGCTCAGCGGCACGCTGACCGAGACCACCGACTTGGTCGAGCGCCTGAACCGCGACGGCGAGACGCTGAGCGACACCTTCGTGCGCTTGCTCGCGTCGACCAATCTGCTGGAGGAAGCGGCACGCCTCTCCGGCGTGGAGTTCGACCTGACGCGCGCCGAGTTCGTCGAGTTCGCTGCGGCCATCACGGAAGCGGCGGGTGGCCTGGAACAAGCGCAGGCGCTGTGGGCCAACTTCTTCGACACCTTCTATGGCATCGAGGAGCGCGGCCTGCAGGCGCTGGAGGCCGCGAACAGCGCCCGCGAGACGGCACTGTCCAACATCGGCCTCGACAGCAACATCACGAACGAGCAGTTCCGTGCAGCCTTCGAGGCCGCGCTGCCCACGCTCACGCCCGAGCAGGTCGTGGAATGGTTGCGTGCCGGCGCCGCGATCCGTGCCGCATCGGACGCGCAGACCGCGTACAACGAAGCGCTCGCCCAGGCCGAGCAGCCGATGCGCGACTACGAAGCCGCCGTGCGCGCGCTGGCCGAAGAGGCGATGAGCGGCGAGCTGACCGACTACCAGCGCGAGATCCGCGCCATCAACGCCGCGCGCGAAGAAGAAGTGGCGCGTCTGAACGAACTGGCCCGCGCCGCTGGCATGCAGGCCGCGGCCGAGGAAGACCTGGCCGCCATCCACGTGATCGCGGCCCGCCAGGCCGCCGAGGCGCTGGCCAAGCTCCGCCAGTACGGCCGCGACCTGGTCGAGCAGTTCAACGGCGGATCGCAGCTCGATCTGCTGAACGAGCAGATCGCCGCGATCGAGGCGGGCAGCAATGCCATGTACCAGTCGCAGGTCGATGGCCTCGGCGCCGTCGACGACGCGGCGCGCTCGACCTACGAGGCGCAGATCGCCGCGCAGCAGCGCATTCGAGAGTTCCTGGACAACCTGATGCTCGGCCCGCTGGGCGGCCTGCGCCCCCGCGACCAGCTCGCTGAGGGCCAGCGCCAGTTCGACGCATTGCTGCAGCGTGCGCTCGGTGGCGATGCCGAAGCGATGGCCGCGCTGCCGCAGCTCGCCGACCAGTTGCTGCGCATCGGACAGCAGGTGTTCGCGTCGGGCGATCCGTACTTCAGTTTGCGTGACAACATCATGGCCGCGCTGGAACAGGTGGCGGCACTGCCGGCAACCTCACCGATCGGCACGCCCGGTGGCGGCGGTGGCGGCGGCGTCGAGGTGTCGGCCAGCAGCGAGCTCCAGGCGCTGTACGACGAGCGCGATCGACTGCTCGCCGAGCAGACTGCCGCCGAGCGCCTTGCACTCGCCCAGGACATCAGCGCCGTCATCCGCGACTTGATCATGGCGACCGGCGCACCGCTGGAGACCATCGCGGCCGACCTGAACGTCAACATGGCCGACCTGGTGTCGGCGCTTGGCGTCAACCTCGAAGAGATGACGGCCGCGAACGCCAACGCGCTCGGCGACATCGCCGCGAGCATGGGCGTCAACCTGGCCGAACTGGCTGCGAACGTCGGCGTCGACCTCGGCGCGTTGGCCGACCGCCAGTCGCTCTTGAACGACGCCCTGGAAGCCGAGCTGGCCACGTTGCCGGCCGGTCAGCGAGAAGAGCTTGAACCGCTGCTGCGCAGCGTCGAGGAAGCAGCAGCGCGCGGCGACACCCAGGGCGTGGAAGATGGTGTAAGCGCCCTTGAAGAGGCGGTGAACGCGTTGGCGCCCAGCCTGCGCGACCAGCTCGCGCCGTACTTCGAGGGCGTCGATCCGGTCGACTACACACAGCTCGATGCACTGACCTACATCGACACGCATACGGCGTCGGCCGCAGCCTCGCTCACTACGCACACCGGCTTGCTGGAGCGCATCGCCGAGAACCTGCGCGAGGCCAACAGCGCCGCCGGACTGCCGGCCTATGCCACGGGCACCACCTACGTGCCGCGCACCGGCCCCGCCTTGATCCACGAAGGCGAGATGATCCTGCCGGCGCCGGTCGCGCGCTTCCTGCGGCAGCCGCAGGGCGGCGGCGGCGCATCGAGCGCAGCCGTCGAGGCGCTGCGCGCCGAGCTGCGCGCGCTGCGCGAAGAGAACGCGAAGCTGCTGCAGCTCATTGCGGGCCGCCTGGGCGAGGTGAAAGGCGCGGTCGACCAGGGCGCCACGAAGCAGGCGAACGCGATCGACCGCCAGACGCTGGTCGTCGGAGCCCGCCGATGACCAAGCCCCTCATGGAACCCGGCATGCTCTCCGCGCTCTGGGCGCGGCTCGTCGGCGGAACGCCGAGTACCGGAAAGGCGCCGATCGTGCAGGCCGATGGCACGGTGCAGTGGCAGACGCCGAGCGGTGGCGGCGGTGGCGGTGGCGTCAGCGACGGCGACAAGGGCGACATCACGGTCAGCGGATCGGGTGCTACGTGGACCATTGATGACGGCGTTGTCGGCACGTCTAAGCTCGGCGGAGACATCACTGCGGCCGGCAAGGCCCTACTCGACGACGCGGATTCCGGTGCCCAGCGAACGACGCTCGGGCTCGGCAACTCGGCAACGCTCAATGTCGGCACAACTGCTGGAACCGTCGCGGCCGGAGATCACGCGCACGCACCATCGCTGACCCTCGACATCGCTTTCGCCGGGGCCGAGATATCGATTACTCAATCGGCGGACATGCGCACTGTGACGGCTATAGGAACTTCCGCTGGATCGATCCCATCCAGCTACGCGGTTAGCGGAGGAGGACGGCTCGTCTATATGGAGTTCGAGATTGTGAACGTCCCGGCGGGCTCGGGGGATCGCGTCGGGGTGGGAGTCGAGACGCGAAACAGCCTCTTCAATACGGCGCGATCCGGCGCGTATCCAGGGTCGGCCACCGCGTCGTGGGCATACTGGAATAGCGGAAAGTATTACAACAATGGCGGTGCATCGGGCAGCCCATCGACATTCACCACGGGCGACATCGTGCAGGTGTGGATCAATGCGACAAACGGCAAAATATGGTTCGGGAAAAACGACACCGTGCAAGGCGGCGGCGATCCGGTCGCGGGAACTTCTCCGGCCTTCACGGTCGCAAATCGCCTGATTCACCCGGTGCATGCCGTTGTCGGGCCGTACGTCTCAGGCGCGTCGGTTCGGATTCGCACTGCGAGCGAACACACGTACTCCCCACGCGCTGGTTATGAGGCCGCGTTCA